TAATGTGATTGATCTGCCACGATGGCTGCGCTTAGATGCAGTCGAACTTTAATAGCTTGGAGAAAAACAGATGGCTAAAACAGACTTTAAACCCGTAATGATCCGCAATGTGGAATTTAAATATCCACGGCTCAACGCCTGCTACCGTTACAATACTTCGGAAAAGAAGAGCGAGGAGTGCGCGCCAACAGCGTCAAACGCGGCTTACTCTATCGCTTGGGAGATGCAGGCCGATGACGCTAAAACGCTGCACGCCGAGCTGAAGGCACACTATGAGACGTGCCAGACGAAAGCGCCATTCAGCAAAGTTTTCGGCATGAAAAATTTGGAGAACGGCAACTATGAGTTCCGCGCCAAGCGCAACGGCACGAATAGCCAAGGCCAGCAAAACGAAAAGCCTCGCGTCATTGATGGCATGAAGCAACCGCTGGCCGACACAGCTTTCTGGGGTGGCTCAAAGGGCAGCATCAAGGTGACAGCGTATCCCGTGACCGATCCAGACGGCAACGGTGGCATTTCGCTGCTGATCGACACCGTGCAGGTTACGCACGCAGTGTACGGCGGCGGCGGCCTCGATGACTTTGACGAAGTGCCAACGACGATGGCTGGCGGCGTTGACGCATCGCTGGATGACTTTGGCCCAGCCGCCGCACCAGCTCAGTCACCAGCGCAAGACATGGCCGACGCGCTCGACGGGGACGAAATTCCGTTTTAAGCAAAAGAAAACCCCCGGCAGTTGGGACGCTGCCGGGGGTTAAAGTGAAAGCGAACCCACGATTGGATGGAGAAAGGTCCGAACATGCACAGACTAACAAAGACAAGCGACGTTGGCAAGAAAGAGCTGCTACTTGCAGCCGGTGCGCGCGACACTCGCATTAATCAAACCGGGTCAGAGTACGACGGCATCACAATCGGCAAAATAGCTAAGCTCGTCAGCGAGCCACAGGCGACCGAAAAGGCCGACGCATTATTTTTCATTCCGTCAACTTACCGCGAACACGATGGCAGAAATCACGCGACACAGCGCGAGCATGGCGAGTATTGGATGCTGGCCATTGACGTTGACGAGGGCGACCCATCGCTCACCGAGGTCAAGTCAGCCGTTGAGCGTGTCACCGGCAACGCATCCTCACTGATCTATTCGTCATCCGGGGCAACAGAAGACAATCGCAAGTGGCGTGCGCTCATCCCGCTGTCAGAGCCGATCAGCGGTGAGGACTACGTTGACGCCCAGCTCGCACTGTTTGACCTCATGCAACAGGAAGGCATCACATGCGATGCTGCGTTATCGCGCACTGGTCAGCCGATCTATCTGCCAAATGTGCCGCCAGCTCGACGTGATAACTTCGGACAGCCAGAGTTTTATCACGGGCTGCGCAATCGCGGTGAGGGTCTGCTTATCCCAACCGAAAGCAAAATCTGGGCAAACTTGATTTTTAGGCGGAAGAATGAAGCCATCGCAGCTGAACGTGCCGCCGCCGAGCGTCAAATTCGTGCGCAAAATCGTGCGCAACAGCGAAAAGATTTCGATGACGTTGATCCAGTTGCCGAGTTCAACCGTAATAATACAATAGCCGACATGATGCTGCGCCACGGTTACGAGAAACTTGGCCGATCAGACAGCTACCGCTCCCCAATGCAAACGTCTGGCTCACACGCCACCAAAGATTTCGGCACGCATTGGGTCAGCCTGTCAGGCTCAGACCGGGCGGCTGGCATTGGCCAGACCAGCGCAGAGTTTTGCTGGGGTGATGCCTTCGATCTTTACTGTTACTTTGAACATGACAACGACATGCGAGCCGCCGTGCGAACTTACGCGGCCGAGCTGCGTCCCAGCAAGTTTGATGAGGTCAACCAACAGTTACCTGAGCCAGATGACGGGCTGGATGACTTTGACACCATACCCGACCCCGAGATTGAGCCTGAGAGCCAACCTGAGCCTGTACAGAGGCTTGAATGGCCAACTCCGGTCGGAACTATTGATGAGGCAAGTTTACCTCGCAGGCGGTGGATTTACGGGCATCACCACATTCGCGGCTTTGTCAGCGTCACGGCGTCAGCTGGTGGCATCGGCAAAACCTCGCTCACAATGGTTGAGGCGCTGGCTGTGGTCACTGGTCGGCCACTGCTGGGCGAGAAGGTGCATGAGCCAACAAATGTTTGGATCGTCAACCTAGAAGATGACATGGCCGAGATGCAAATCAGACTGGCCGCCGCCATGAAGCAACATAACGTCACGCACCCGGAGATAGCTGGCAAACTATTCATGGATGCGGAGGACACAATCGGCATCACGCTGGCTGCGGAAACCAGAGACGGCATTGAGACCAATGACGCCTTCCTGAGCCACATGCGAGACAAGATAAAAGCCAACGACATCGGCCTTGTGATAATTGATCCATTCATCTCGACGCACGAAGTCAACGAAAACTCAAACATGAGTGTGCAGAAGGTGGTCGCAATGCTGCGCCAGCTGGCCAGAGAGGCTGGCTGTGCCGTGCATGTGGTTCACCATGTGCGCAAGGGCAACGGAGAGGATGCCGATATTGACTCAATACGCGGCGCAGGTTCATTACTCGGGGCGTGTAGAGCAGCTAGAGTTATCAACAAAGTTAAGTTTGAGGACGCCGTGGCGCTCGGTGTGCCAGAGGCCAGCGCGACAGGTGTCTTCCGGGTAGATGACGGGAAGGCCAATCTCAGCGCACCTCTGCCAGCGGATAAGGCAATCTACCGCCGCATGGTCAGCACAAAGCTCGACAACGGCGAATACGTTGGCGTGGCCGTTGAGTTCAAGCTGCCCGATCAGTGGGAGGGCATGACGACCCGTGTGGTCAACAACATGCTTGATCTGATCGACAAAGGCCCAGAGGACGGCGAGAAGTATTCTATCAGGCCGCAGGACAAGCAGCGCTGGGTTGGCTCAGTAATCACAGGTTACAGGTTCTCAGACCTAGACCACACAAAGACAGCAGGGCAGGCAAAGGCAATCCTGCGCCAGTGGAATGACGAAGGTCTGCTGGAGGAAATTGTCTATCACAGCCCAAGCCAGCGCAGGGAGCGCAAAGGCGTCGTATCGACGGGCAGAGTAGGGGAGATGAACTGATGGAAGTGAAAAGCACACGACGTGAGTGGACGGGAGATTGGAGCGATTGCTTCTACCGAGATGACGATTACGAGCAATATGACAACGTGCAGATGTTCGCAAACATAGCCGACCATTTGTACGACCTATGTGGAGGCGAAACGCCGCTGTATTGGCCAAACTACGAGAAAGCGCCGTGGCACCTGCAATGCGCAATCACAGTAAACGGCAGGCCAACGGAGATGAACTTCTGGCCACACAAGGCAAAGGCACAGATCAGCTATCAAAAGGTGACTGAGGGATGGATGGAAATCCATATGCTGATAAACTCAGTGTTCTTCGCCAACGACGATCAAGATGAGGATGATTTCGATGTTATCGAGTAGTGCGTCAGTGGAAAATTTCAGTGACGCATGTGTGACGCGCAGTGACGCATTGCTGAAATCAGGTCAATTTGTGGGTGATTCGGAAATTGAGCAAACCCCTTATTTATATAGTGCGTCAGTGGATTTGCTGAATTTTCCTACGGAAAATTTACCTCCAGTGACGCACTTTGTCAAGGCGCAGGTCTTAAAAAGAGTTCGCAAAAGCGAACACTCTCTTTTTTTGAGACGACCAGCAGCTCCACTGTCCCGCCTTCCTTCGCTGGCGCGAAGTCGGGCCAGAGGCGCAGCTTTGCGTCCTAACTCCTGCTGGCAGGGTTATCAGGGTTTACGGGAGCTGGTCCACAATGGTTAAAAAGGCAAAAGCAAAGTCGGATAAGGCTAAAGCGGCGATGGCCAATCGTGGCACGTTTGAGAGCAAGCATACGAACTATGGCAAGCCGATCCACTACAAGGTAGCAGCAGCGGTCGAGCCGTTTAGCTTTGCGTCAGCAGCGGCGGCTAAGGTGTGGGGAGATACGCTGGTTGATTGCGTGCCGCCAGCATACGCGCTGCGCTACCGTGAGCTGAGAGGTAATCTGGAGGCCGCAATGGTCGCAGAAGATTACACGCTGTGTGTCGAGCTGGCCACAAGCCTGATTAAAGCGCTCAAGATGATGAACGTGAAGGCGAGGCAGGATGGACATGAGCCGCCAAAGGTTGACGGGCATATAGCCGAGTTTAAGGGGAAGACATACTGCTTCCTCGCCAACGGTGATCTGGCGGCTGTCAGGCGTAAGTATCCAACGTGGGCCGTGTATCATATCAGCGAAGTCTGCGCCGTCATGAGCGTGCGCACAGATGAGATGATGGCAGCTGTGACGAAAGAGTTTGCCGGGGCGAAGGTTGTGGAAGTCCGGGTGTTTGATGATGAGATTAACTTTGAACCAACAGGAGAGTGAGATGACGAAGAATGTACGCACAACGGTGCTAGAGGAAGCCATCGGGCTGATTAACGGGCCAAGGCAAGCTCACTATGGGACGCCGCAGGAGAACTTCGGTGCAACGTCGCATATGTGGTCAGCCTATCTGGGCATCAAGGTATCGCCCGGCGACGTGTGCAGGCTTATGTGCTTGCTGAAGCTGGCTAGGCTGCGCAATGGGCCGCATCACGATAGCAGCTGCGATGGCGCTGCATACTTGGCGCTCGGCTGTGAGCTGGATGAGGGTATGCTTGACGTGCCGACAGAGCAGCCTTAACGTAAGCAGCAGGCAGCGCATCCTCCCGCGCTGTCCAACTTGCCCTCGACGGTTTTTGCATCCAGTTTGTCCGTCGGGGGCATTTTTGTGAAAGGTGGGAGAATGTCCTATCGAATTAAGTTGACCTTAGACATAGCGTGCGAGGACAATCAGGCAGCTGAGGATGAGATTGATTGGCTGGCCGATTACGTTAGCGACAGGTTAAATGAAGGCGCAGACATGCAGCGGATCGTGCAAGCAATGGTCGAGGCTCTGGTTGAGCTATCTGACATTAGTGAGCTGATGGGCGCAGAAGGCAACACAATACACTGAGGTGAGCTGTGCGTGAGCGTGAGGGGTGAAGCTCTCTGCGACACTGGTTGGCATCGACGCGCCGGGTGCGCTCGCTTAATTGAACGCTTGTT